CACCGATCTCAATACTGTCTGGGAAGCGGTTAGCTTGTCCGCCCATCAAACGAATTTCGGGGTGTTCTGACGCTTTTACTGGCTCCCATCCTTCACGGAGTTTCGAGGAAATATTCAGAGCATCTGAAGTACCAAGTGTGCTTAAGCGGATCCAACGGAACGCATACCCAGCCTCTGGATGAGGATCAGGTAGAAGTTGGGGAGGTGCCCATTTACGGGGACGCTCTGCTTCTGCACGGCTTTCGGTTTCCCGCTTAGCGCGAGGTTGTACTGCATCTGTCATTTTTAAGTCCTCATTTGTTCCGCAACCTTACGCGCATAGAGTTCCAAAGGAACACCTAGACGTTTGGCGATATTTACTTGGGTTTGAGTTAGCACGACCTTTTTAGGGGAAGAGCTTCTCGTTGCTGGCGCAACCACATTCGATTTGGTTCGCCGTTCTTCCTTTTCAGGCTTCTCAGCGGGCTCCTCAGACTCGAAGGCATCTGGGAACACTTGGCGCATACGAGAATTTACCTTCTCGTAGTAATCATCTGAAGTCGGATCCACTCCATTTTTGACTAGCTTGTTGTGGAGTACAAGCGCAAAGCCAGTCATCTCATCGTCCGACCCAAACCAAAGATTCGATTCTCTCCACTTCTCCGCTTTGGGATCCGTGGGAGCCGAACTTTGCGGTATTGTTACCGAAGTTTCTTCTTCTTGTAAAGAGGCAGGCTTAAAATTGTTCACCCGGTCAAGTTTTATCTTGGTGGATGTCAAATTTTCCTGCGCGTCTACCAAGGCTTCAGAATCCCCAGCTTCATACGCTTCTTTGTACTTTCGGCGGGCCTCTTCCATCTCCGCAGCAACAGACTTTTTGGCCTGCTCCAGCAGAGCATTCTGCCCCTGATTGAGAGATCCTTTGAGCTTTTTGTTCTCTTCAACGATGGTTTGAGCCACCCGAATAGCCTCTTCTCTCTCCTTCAAAGCCTGTTCGGTACGCCGTTTTTCCTCGTGATAGCCCTTTTGTAGGTGCTGAATACGCCGTCTGACCTTCTCGCCGTACTGCGAAAGCTCCTCTTCATCAGCATCTTTAGGAGGTTCCTCCATCTTTTTGCTGTTTTTGGGCGTGTCATCGACAATTTCTACCTCGGATTCCCCCTCGGCTTCAATTTCAATTTTGATTTCCTGCTCTTCATCACCCTTTTTGGCCTTTTTATCAGCCTCATCAGGGAATTTGTACTCGGTTTTATCCATTTTTGCTCCTTACACCCGTGTTACGCCACGGGGATCTTGCACAACAGCCTCAACGGAGTCATCATTGATGATTCGGAACTCTTTTCCGTGGATTTTGATGCGAGTACCAGTGTTGGGTCGAACCAACACAAAGTCTCCCACCTTGCAGGAAGGCCCAGAAGGGAATCGCTTCTCGTCTTTGAAGGCATCTGGCCCCATTTTTACGACAAAAAGCACTGGTGACAGTAACTCTTCATAGTGCATGGTCTGCCCAGCCTTCACCAAACCGCTTTCATACTCATCATCAATGTCCGGCAGGACACATAACAAGTGGTATGTAGCTGGATCTGGCACCTGTTTCGCCTTTTCTTCCGCCGAAGCATTCAAAATGCCCGACAAATCTACGGCTTGAACATCAAACTCAGTCATCTTCATCATCCTTTAGTTTCCGCACAAGGTCATTGATTTCCATCTGTGCGGTTTGCAGACCTCGGATTGCTCCGCACAGCTCTTTGTAATGGGCATAGTCTTTAGCTACGCCATCACTCAGCACTCCTAGATGTTGATTAATGTGTTCTTGAATCTTCTTGTTCAAAACATCTGCCAGTTTTACATCCATTACTCTTTACCCTTCATTGATTCCAATTGCCGAATAGTCATGTCTGACTGAATGCGTGCTTTGGCCTGCAACTCTTGGGATTGGATTCGTTTCATCTCTTTTGCGATGTCGCCATCGATTCGCTCTTTCTCAAGCTGCAACTTCTGCATTGCAATCTGGGAATCAATCTGATCCTTCTGCGTCTTGCGTTGCACATCGGCCTTCTTGATCTCCAACTCAGTTTGCTGCATCTGTACCAAAGGATCTTTTGCGGCTTGCTCAGCTTGCTGCTGTTGACCCTTGGCTTGGTTTGCCTGCATAAGCTGCTGTGAGCCTTGAGCCACCAAGCGAGACAATTGCACTTCAACGTCTTCCGGCAAATCAGCATCTGGGTTAGGCAGCGGAACACCGACTTGCTCTTCAACATCCTTGCGATATTTGAAGGCCAAGTGTTCTGCGATGTGAGCCATGATCGCAGCCTGCATCTGCTGGGCCATTGGGTTCTGACCAATAGTCGCCGCAATCATTGGGTCTTGCATGAACGATTGGTGCGCCATGATGTGGGCATCTTGGTCTTGGTAAATAAATGCCTTTGTCGGTTCGCCTCGCAAGAAAGCCATGTTCTCGCTGATCGGATCCCGTGGTTTCTGATCGTCCTTAGTGGGAACTAGCTTATCTGCATTCTTTACACCCAGCACCTCAATCATCTGACGATGCAACTGAGGCAAGTTGTAAATCTGCGGAGCCTGCTGCGACAGCTGAATGATCGCCTGATACTGCATGATCCGCTGGGCCATCGTTGCAGAGTTAGGGTCTGACACTGGAATTACTTCCACCATGTCATAGTCTTCTTGCTTGGCTTTACGGTTCCCGCTCTCAGGGTCGTACTCATATTCTTTGGGAGCATAGTCACGAATAATGCTCTTCAGGATTTTGAATTCCTGCTTCATTGAGAAATGCACACGGGCCTGCACAGCAGACATCGTTTTTAACTGCCGCTCAAGCAAAGCCAGCGTAGTACCCACTGGAGCATTTGCACTCATATCGCTGACCTTCATATCAGCAATAGATCCCAATCTACGACCCTCATCAGTGATGCGCTCTAACAAACCTGCCAATACTTGACTCGGTTCCTTATAAGGCAAAGCCATGATGTTGTCTTTGATCGACCCGCTAGGAACATCCACATCCCTAAACTCGCCAGGAGAGATCGGTGTATCGTCACCCTTCACTCGCAAACCACGCGACTTCAACCCGCCAGGAAGATTGCTCAACGTACCGGCATCGATCAACTGACGAATCAGTGATGTACCAGCCCGTGCATATCCGCCAATCAAATGTATGTAGCCAAATCCATAAGCACCAAAACCTGGAACATAGTCATACTGCACCATATGCTGACGCTTCAAGCGCATCACATCTTCTTCATCGTAGTTACGATAGATTGACAAAACCTTACCCGTTCCGGCATCTATCGACACGATGTAAGGTAAGGCAATCTCATCTTCATCTTCATACCCAGGCATTTCGTAATCGATCTGTACTTCATAGACCTGATACCGATCATCGTCAGTCAAAGAGTAGCCCTGCTCCTCGGCCTTCTTCTTTTCTACATCAGTATGAATAGCAACCGGCTCTCCAAGATCCACATCTCTATAGAATCCAGCCGCTTGTAATTTGCGTATATCGTTCTTTGTTTTACGCATAACGTGTGTCACACGCTCAGCCGTTCTAGCCCCACTAGACCCATAGGGGATGATCACATCTTCAGCAGGTATATATATAGAGGTCTGTCTTCCCAAGGCGGGATCAAAATAGACTTTCTTGAAAGCTGATCCAGATAGCCCTAAGTTAAATAGCATCCGCTCATGCTCAGGCCGATACTCAGGCATCGCCTCAGTCAACTGATAATTCATATCAGTGCGCACGCGCTCGGCAGCATCTTCTTTGAGCTTATTGATAGCGCCGATGATCTCTGTCTTAACCGGCCCCTGTGCTGGAAACGTTTCAATGATCGTTTCACTCTGGAACCGTACAGCCGCTTCAGTCAGGATCGTAGAGAAAACACCACAAGCCCCGTTCCAAGGTTCTGTCCGCTCCTCATACTTCATCCCCAAAACTTCTAAGCCCTTGACAAGCATCTCCACCCAATCCTTACGGGAGTTAATGTCTGCCTCAACCATTTCTACAATGTCTGCCCCAACTTGTTCTAACTCGCCTTCTTCCATAAACTCGGCCAAGTTAGAGTCAAACTCTTCCCCCTCTTTCCCCTCACGTTCGGGTTCTAGCGAAATTTCAATCCCGTCAATACCAATGGTCACAGCATCTGGGTTTTCAATTTCAATCTCCATGTCGGGCATATCTAATGCCTCAAGACCCTGGGGAGCAGCATAGAGTGATTTTGCAATGTCCATTTAAACCTCAATAGTAAGCGTGTTTTCTGCGAAAGCTTTTAAGCTCTTCCCGTTCATCGGAAGCCAGCCTTAAAAACCCACCTTGGCGGAACCTGATTAATGCTTGAGTAGAAGAGTCCACCAAGTCATCATTGGGCGCATTTGGAAACGCCGCCATCTCTTCAATCAATTCATCAGCCCATCTTGTCTCAGGTGCCCACACTTTACCTGAACTAAATAAATCAGCAACTGAATTGATCCGCACAAACTTATCGTTACCTCTGCTGGGCGTGTATTCACTGACAACAATCCCCATCTGTCTTAATTCAAATATCAACGGGCTACCCGCTGCCTTCGCTTCAATTACAAACGCATCTGGCTCCCAATACGTGTAATTCTGATACGCCTTTTCCTTCAACTCAGGAAACTCCATCCGCTTCTTAAACGCATCCAGCAAAATAATGTTCGCATCGTCAGAATTCTCATTCAAATAAAACACACCCCAAGTCGTACACGCCGAATAGTCACTTCGCTCACTCTTCGTAAAAGCCGTGTCCCAACTCTGAATAATGAACTGACAAACGGGAGGATCCTCTTTTGTCCATCTCTTCCACCACTCCCGTTTAACAATTGCACCCTCTTCACCCGTGGGACTTTGTTGATATTGTGCGTTCCACTTAGCAGGTGGAAGCTCCTCCCTTAGAGCAGCTAGCTCTTCATAGCTCCAGAACTCAGGCCACAGAGGTTTTCCTGACGGCATGATAGCAGGCAACTCAATGATCTCCCACTCCTCACCCTTATCTCTACCTGCTGCATCTTTAATGACTCTACCAGTTAGATCCCTATCTCCCCAGCGGGTCATCACGATTACAATAGATCCCCCTGGTTGTAAACGTTGCCGAGGGCCAGAGGTGTACCACTCATATACCTTATCGTATACAGACGGATCACCCGCCGCTAAAGCAGCTTCTTGCTCCGAGTGCGGATCATCAATAATCAATAGATCCGCTCCCTTACCCGTTACCGTACCTCCAACACCAATAGCGAAATACTCACCTCCTCCATTAGTGGCCCACCTACCTGCTGCTTTACTGTCTTGTCTCAAAGCCACGTTCGGAAACACTTTTGCATACTGTTCTGATCCAACGAGGTTCCTGACCTTACGTCCAAAACCTACAGCTAAGTCCGCCGTGTTAGAACACTGGATCACCTTCTTATGAGGGAACTTCCCTAAAAACCAGCTTGGTAATAGATACGAGGCAAACTCAGACTTAGTATGCCGTGGCGGCATATTAATAATCGCCCGCTTAATCTTCCCGCTGGCAATATCTTCAAACTTCTTTGCCATCAAAGCATGATGCCGCCCACTCACAAATCCCGGCCACATCATCTTCACATAATTCATAAACCCCTCTTGAGCCCTCTCCCTATCCACAGCCCCACGATACTCCATCACCTGAGCCATAAACTTCTCATACTCATGCGGCTCCAACTTATCAATCAACTGCTCAAGCTTCATATCTTCCTTGTAAGTTTCGGTGGAAACGTTACCACCTTACAACATCCTTACGTAAGTTTTGTGTAAGGTGGTAACGTTACCACCTTACAGTATTCTTACTCCAAGTCCCTGAATCTAATATAGACAGGTCTGACAGTCCTACCCCGTTTCTCAATCTTCTTCACGACACCAAGGTCTACTAACCTATCTACTAACCTTTTCGTATTTGCCAGCCCCATCTTTCCACGGATAAACGCAATATCCCGCAACGTGGGTGCATAGTGGTACTTCTTCCACCACTCATCTATCACCAAAAAAACCTCGTTCTGCGCAGGACTCATCTCTTTCTCCAAACACTCCTCAAACGTCATATCACTAGGCCGAGGAATCATCCTTTTGTTAAAAATTTTTTTGGTACCCCCCACCCCCTTATTCAAACTTTTCATAGGGGGGGTCTTCCTGTGTGGGAGTTTGTTTGTCACTGGCAAATTTTGGGGTTTGTTTGAGTGGAATAGTATGTTTGAGGACTTGGGACTCCGCTTCTGCATCTTGGGGGGTGCCATCGGGGTGGGTGTCGGCTGGCAGCGTTTCCAGCGGTTCAGGGGTCAACTCTGCCAGCAAGCTATCAGCATCGACCTCTATTGCATCTACTGCGTTGCCCTTCATCATGTCTCGCAGTTGTTCCAATAGCTGAGCCTTTGCCTGTGTGCTGCTGCTGGTATTGATAACCTCGCGCCTCTCCAGAAAAGCCCCGACTTCCACGACAGTGCCCAGCACCTTAACCGCTTGCACCTTAACGCTGTCCTTTGTGTCAGGGGATATAGCTACATCGACCAGCGTTTTGATAACTAACTGTCTTAAAGCTTCCGGTGTTCTATGTTTCGCAGCCTCCATAGCCAACTTATAGGCGTCTACTTCCTGAGATATTCGGGGATCGGTTGAAAGCCTATAACCTGCGTCTCCGGCAGTCTTGGGTTTAGCTGTGCTGCTATATGTCCTGCGATATGCCTCCGCCTTCGTGGTTCCCCTGGCAAGCTCTTTAGCGAATGTCTTTTGCTTGTGTGTTAATCCCTTGGAAACGCTTACACCAAGTATCTCAGCCATTGGTACTTGGTCTAGTCCTTCCTCTATTGCTTTCCTGGATAGCTTGTGCATTACTGGTTCGCTTCGCTTTGTTTCGATGGGCGCAGTATATGGGAACAAATAGAGAAAATCAATCGCCCCCGCTAATCCCATAAAAACAAATCATTGGACACATTGTCAACGCCCCATTGACAATAGCCGTTCTACCTCACAGGTAGTGAGTGAATATAACAGGCAGCAACAAACGAAAGGCAAACCATGAACACGCAAAAATATATTTTTGGCATCAAAGGGCATTTGTTGGGCGAAGTATTTGAAACCGATGATGGGTTCGCCTTTCATCATGTTCGCACCCAAACCACTCAAGCAGGGTTTGACAGCTTTGACGCTGCTGAAAGTGCCTGGGTTTGTTTCCACGAGGAAGATTTTGAAAACCTCCCACGCTGAAAGGCAAACCATGACCAGACTAGAAAAAACAATCCAAACCCTAACCCTGGCGCAAGCCATTGAGTGGAAGAACTGCCCCGAAAAGTGGATGCACATCGATGATTCGATTTTGGCACCCAATGACCTCCGAGCCAATGACCACACAGTCAACGCCGTGGAAGATAAATTTTTATCGCTGCTAGCCGCCCACCAGGGCTAAACCTGTAATCCTCCAGGATTACAAACAACTCAAAGGATCAACATGAAGAACCATGCCGCATTACTCAAACAAGCTTATAAAGAACTCGCCGAATCGGAACAGCACCCGGGTCGTGGGTTAACTCCCGCACAACTGAAACGCCGCTTGCTGCTTATCGCCCACGAGCGGAACCAAGCACCGCCCGCAGAGGAAACGACACAAGAGGATTTATTCGCATGAATTACTTTATCGCTTGCAGTGCTACTAAACTGCCCCACCCAGCCCCAGCCGGTGAACTCTACACTGGTCAAGCATTCAAAGCCGCACGAGAAATAGCCAAGCTGCAAGGCTTCGCCTTTTGGATTCTCTCCGCAAAGCATGGGCTAATCCACCCCGACACCATCATCGCCCCCTACGATGAATATCTCGCCAGCATGAAACCCGCCCAGCGTAAAACCTGGGGGCTTATGGTTTGCGAACAGATCAAAGCCGCACACCTGGACACCATGCCCGCCACCATCCTAGCGGGTAAACACTACGCCGACCCCATCGCCCACCTTTTTCCCGCCCTTAGCCGTCCGCTTGCCGGTTTAGGAATCGGACAACAACTTCGCAAGCTTAAACAACTCAAAGGAACACCATGAACACCAAAAAATTAACATTTCACGCAGACCCTAGCCACGGCTGGCTGGAGGTTGATTTCGCAGACCTGGACGCTTTGCACATCACCGCCCAAGTGAGCCGGTATAGCTTTCACTCCGGCACCCGAGCTTTTTTAGAAGAGGACTGCGATGCAGGGTTATACCTGGACGCAGCCAAGGGACAGGGCTGGACTGTAAACATTACCGAAAAATTCACCAATGGCGAAAGCTTTGTCCGCCGCTTGCCACGCTTTGAAGGGAAAGCAGAATGATTCTCTTATCCAAAACATTTGAAACATACACCCCCGAAAGCATTGAAAACGGTGAAGCCGAGGAAACCGGCTTTATTTTTGAAGATGAACCCTACACCTTCAAAGAACTGGTGCGCCTGATACGAATGGAAGGTTTCACCGCCGCTAGCTGTTCGCCAGCTTCCGGCAGCCCCAATGAATGGTTGTCAGGGGAAAGTGAGCCCGACTATCAGACAGGGGAAGAAACCATTTACAGCTTGCACTATTCCCACCGCAATGCACCCCGAGCCGCCAAATACTGGGCGGCAGCATTCAAAGCCGCAAACATCATCAAAGGATAACCATGAACGCCAAGACTATCAGCACCGCCGCAAATGTCGAATTATTTGGACACAAATCTAGCGACCCAAAGCGCAACGCACAGCAGAACCTAAACGGACGCACTCATTATGTGAGCGATGACACAATGCGCTTTTTCGGTTCTAGGATTGTTTCAGCTTCCCCCACCGATGACGGACTTTTTTTTAAGATTGTCGAAAGTGTAGCGACCGAATACGATAAAAGCCGCCGAGGTTTTCGGGTGGTGGTTTTCGATTTATTCGGGCACCCAGTATTTCGCCCCAGCTTTGAAGAATGCACCAGCACCAGCGCAGCCGCTGAAAAATACTATTCAAAGAACCACGACACCGACACCTGGAAACATTACCGAGCCGAACTGAAGACCCGAGCCGCCCGCCTTGCAGCCCAGGCAGCAGCCATGACGGAAGCCGCCGCCACGCTTGAACAGGTGCCCGCATGATCTACATACAACGCCGTGACAGCAGCCGCCAGCTTGAGACAGTCGATCAATTCGACACAATCAAGGAAGCCCGAGCCATGCTAATTGAATACCGCATCTCCGACCCATCCGCAACCTATTACATGAGCCGCAGACCCTGCAATGACTGGAAACAAAACCAATGAAACCCACCGACACCCCCCAATGTTATCTGTCCCACTCGCCCCATGGCTGGAGCCTGATTCTCAGAGAAGCCCCGCTTTGCGACTACAAACGAACCGCCGCCGAGGTTTTGCAGGTAGCGCATCACTTCAAAGTAGAACCGCACAAAACGCATTATTGGAACGGCACAACAGGGGATTTTGAGCCCCGAGCCGATGCCGACCACCACCAGCCCGAGGAAGCCGCAGCCTACACCCTGCAGCACTCGCCAGCAGCCCCAGCAGCCGACACCACCCGCCCCTTATTTTGAAAGGTTAACCCATGACACCCCAAGCCCAAGCCGCTAGCCTTTTGGCACTGGCAAAAATAAACAGAGAAGAATCTAAAAATTTTCTCCGGCATTCTGTCCACTCAATGCACCAATTCGAAAGCGATGCGGAACGACTAGAAAAACAAGCCGCTGAGTTATTAGCAGCCGCCCAGGATTTGCTGACCCTTCATATCGCCCACCACAACCACCCAAGCCACGCCCACGCCCGAAAACTCATTAACCAGATCAAGGGAACCCAATGAACTACACCCCAGCCGAATACATTAACGCTGGGTTTTCCTTTGAAAAAGGGAAAACCGCAGCCCAGACCCTCCGGCATATGATCGAATCCGAACACATCGATTTTAAGATCGAAGCCCGCCGCCTGATTGAGCAGGGACGGACTGAAGCCCGACTATCAAAACCCCAAAACCAATAGAAAAAATTCATTAGACAGGCAGCAACACAACCCCGATACTGCCTGACAGGTTAACCCCTAACATACCTGATAGCATCCGAACAATTGAAAGGAACACCATGAACGAATACCAAATCAATGGCTTTGCAAACCGCAGGGAATACCTGGAAAGCCTTTGCGAAGAATACGACCGAACCATTGTGTACACACTCGCCAACCTATTAGGTTCATCCGAAGATTTTGATGGGCTGGTTACGAGCCTAGAGGATTACGCCCTGGATATGTGAAGGACTTTTCAAGCCCTGCGTGCAGGGTTTGAGAGGCAATTTCGCCTAAACAGAGGAACACCATGAAAACCACGATTAGAAAATCATCCTATGGCACATGGATGGCAGAAACCATGACCCCGCTAGCCGATAACCTGCATATCTGCCTGACCACCATGAAGCGAAGTGATGGAAACATTACCACCACCGCCAAGGTAGGCAAACGAGATGGCATTTTCTTTGTGTATGAACCATTCAAAGATTTCAGCCAGCAAGTTATTTCCGAATCCGCACGATGCACCAAGCCCGCAGTCGAACGGCAGCACACCGCAGCCCTTGCCATGCTTGACAGCATCCGACCCGCAGCCCTTGCCCACCACAACTAAGGAACACATCATGCCGAACTGGTGCAACAACACAATGACGATCAGCCACCCCAACGCCGCCAAGATTAAAAAGGCGGCAAAAGCTTGGAACTCTGGCAAGTTTTTACAGACCTTGATCCCTTGCCCCGCAGAATTGATAGACACAGAGGCAAGCAGCGCAGGTGATGACGAGAACAAGGCCAAGGTCGCAGCCAACCTAGAAAAATATGGTTATGCCCATTGGTACGACTATCGGGTCGCCGAGTGGGGTACGAAGTGGGATGTAGGTCGTGATCCCTCTTATGGCAATGATGTTGTTGTTACGAACAAATCTTTTTCTGTTGGCTTTGATAGCGCATGGTCGCCGCCCTGCGCCGCATACGCAAAACTGAAAGCCTTGGGCTACACAATCACAGCCTACTACTACGAGTCTGGTATGGATTTTTGCGGTCGCTGGATTGACGGACAAGATGACTGCTATGACATATCAAAAGATGGTGTGCCGCACGACATTTCTGACGAGATGGGAATAGAGGAGTATGACGAATGAGCGAACTAATTGATCTCAAGTGGGGCATCTTTGACATTCAATATGTACGCCAGGACTTGACAGACGAGCAAGCATTGTCGGTGCTTGTCTACCTCAAGGCATCGCACGACTACAAAAATGGTGTCACCGATGCAACCATCCGAACAGCAGCCCATGAACTTTACCCAGAAAGCAAGCCATGAAAATTGAATTGAGAGGCATCAAATATTCAGCTTTTGCATCGCAAGAAACGATCTGCTACGAGGCATCCATCTACATCGATGGGGTTCGTGTCGGGACTGTGGACAACGATGGACGAGGTGGATCTGACAATGTACACCCCTGGGAGGTGGCAGAAAAAATAGACGAGTACGCCAAAACGCTGCCTAAATTTACCTGCGAATGGATCGACCCAAAGACAGGCAAACCAGGGGAAATTCACCAGAACCATGAAATTATTTTTGGTGAACTGATGAACGATCACTTAATGAAGAAAGACCTAAAAAGATTTCTTGCCAGCAAGATTCTTTACACAAGTGACGGCAAGCTTTACGCAACTAATGCCAAGAGTGCATCCGAATTGAAAGCCGCCCTAGCTAAATCAGACATCAAACAGCAGCTAAAAGCTGATGTGATCCTTAACCTTTTGCCTTTTGACGAGGCACTTCAAACCTTTAGGAGTTTTTGAAATGGAAGATATACGCAAACAATGGAATGCAATCGATGTAATGAGCATCGTTCTGATGGGGGATGCCGAGCGCATCATGTCAATGATGAATGGTTTCCATCTGGAAGGCATGGAGGTTTCCCATTTCCCTCGCATCATGGCTATGTTTCTGGTTGAGGATGGTCTATCAGCGGATCAGCCGGACGATGTGCTTCAGAAGTATGTGGACAAAGCCATCGCCCAGATCATCAAGAACAGGGAATCGTTGAAGGACACATTCGCAATCCCCAAACCTTTGCTTGAGGCAAAGTACAAGGGCTGCGGTAATGGAATCGTTACCATCGACAAGCAAACCCGCAAGGTGCTGGACTTTGACTATACCGATTCAAAGCTGCGCCCAATCAAAGAACAGAATGTAAACATGACCAAGGCAGCGGGCAAGAAAATCCGTGAGGACGATGCCACTATTACCTATCGTGCGAATTTCTCTAGCTGCACAGTTTGTCTGTTCTAAGGGGTGGCACATGATAGAAGTCGCCGCACAGAAAACTCTTTGGTACAGCGTCCCAGGGCTTACCAACGAGCCCCAGGGGATAACTCGCTACCTTTGTGCCGATGGTGATGGGATAGTTGCTTTGGAAGAGATAGCTGGGTTCTTTAACCTTGTTGACCAAGGTACGCACATCAAGAAACTAGGTCGGGATTTGTCTAATGCTTTGCGTGTTGCAGAAAGTTATCTGCACACGAATTACAGAGCAATATACGAAACCTGTTTGATAAATTATTGAGGTACACCATGATAGAAATCACCAGCCGAACGCAAGCTTTAACTCAGGCATTGATCCTTGGATTGACCGCAAACACCGAGGAGAAAAGTGATCTGGCAATTTTGCTTGCTGCACTTATTGCCCGAGGCATGACCGAAGAACAAATCAAAGCATCAAAAGCAGCCGCTGCCCAGATAGCGGAAGGTATGTAAACTGTGTCGATGAAACAAAAACCAGCAAAGACTTTGTTCGCCGTGTTCCTAATGGAAGATGAGGAGGGTATTGTTACCGTCCGAACCGAATATGTGGGGCAAGGCGTACATTCTTTTCACCTGGGCATGGAAATACTGCAAGGCTTGACCATACTGGAGAAATTCTCTGAAACCCTGTATGTCGAGCCTTGCACCATGTCATCGTATAGGCAATGATCGGGTCAGGCTTTGGGTGAATTTAAATAGCCCAAGCCTTTGATGTGCATCATTCGCATCCTCTCCCACCACATCACTCATCCAATAAGGTAGCCCTGTTTGCTTTGCTACCCTCTCCCCCGTCCCGCTCTCATCGTTGTCGGCAATAACATACCCTCCGAATTTCTGCGCCAGCTTGAGCATATTGCCCGCTGAAAAGCACACATGGATCACATAATTGCGCTTCAAGCACCGCAGCGCATGACGCAAGGACAGACCTGTAGCGTACCCCTCACACAGAAAATGCTTGCCCTTATTGTCGAAGTCAAACGATGCGCCCGAACTTTTCTGCCCTGACAGAAACTTCTTTTCTCCATCCGAATCGATCACTTGGCATCCGACCAGCACCCCATCCACCCGCATCGGAATGATTAGCCTTTTGTCATTGACCCACCCCTCCTCGTCAGGGAACCCCTTGGCTTTGAGATATGGATGCCTACCCAGCAGCGCACCATTCAGCAAATCCTTTGCCTTGATCGCTGCCTTTTCCTGCATCCGAACCTTGTCCTGCTCTGCTTTTTGCACAAGCTGGGCGTAATCCCTGCGGGCACCTTCACTGATTGAGTCAGGCTTCCATATGGAAACCTCTGTGTCGGTGGCGTGGTTCTGCACGAAAGCATGGTCGCCCATGAACTTCACGGCACCATTGCGCTTCTTTGGATGATCGACTGTGTGGTAACGCTTCCAGTATCCGATGGGCGGTGGGAAATCAATGACGATCCCATGCGCCCGACAATAATCTACCAACTCCATCATCTGCCTTTCTTCATCTGCCTGATGTATGCCCTGATGCCTTTGTCGATGAACTTGACAATCTCTTGGCTTGGATAGACAGGCTTGTCGTACAAACCCCTGGGCCATACGCCAAACTTCTCTTTGTAGACATGAGCCGCCCGACCATGCGACCAGCCCTGGGTCTGGACATACCATTGCAGCATTGACCACCATTCCTGCTTGTTTGCCTTGGACATGGCGCCAGTTAACTCCTCCAACTCCCCAGGCAACTCGACTACCTTGTTCTTTCGTTCCCGAACATGGCCGCAGTTACTGCAAGCATCCGAATTGGAAGGCCACAACGATCCACAAGATGGACACTTTGCCGCTTCCTTCTCTTTGTCGGTGGGTTCTGGCTTGGTTTTCTCTTTGCCATCATCCAGCTTGTCAACGCCATGCTCAAAAACATCTTCCCAATCCTGCCGAAAGCGCAAGTAATTGCCGCTGTGATCCAGCCAAACGGCAAACTCTTTCCCCTCGCAGCCGCGCATGATGCGACCCATCTGCTGGATGTGGGATGACAAAGATTTACTGAACGGCCTAGCTGATATGCCGATCAGAACATCCGGTACATCAAAACCTTTTGTAAGTATGTCCGTGGCAATCAGCCCATGAATCTCTGTGTCAGGCTTGGAGAAGTCCTCAATCACATCCCGCTTGAATGTCTCATCGTCCCTGTAACTGACCGAGATAAAGTTGTACCCATGCTCTGCAAACTTCCTCGCTAGGTCGGCGCCGTGGTTCACGCCCGAACAAAATACGATGGTCTTCACCGGCTTCTTAAAGATTTCATGGGTCTTCTTGATCCACTCCGTAACAATGTCGCCAGTGATCTTCATGCCCCTGGTGGTGGCTTCTTTCTGACTCCACTCGCCCGCCACCTTCTTGGCATCGGTCATGTCAATCTCTTTGGAGATGAACACCTTCAAAGGCACAAGCACATTCTGTTCAACAAGCTGCTTGGTTGTGACTGTTGAGACAACATTGGTGTATGTCTTGCCCAGCCCTTTGGTGAATGGCGTAGCGGTCAGCCCGATGACACGGATTTCTGGATTGTTCTTGATGAACTCCATCGTCTGCTGCCGTGTCTGATGCGCCTCGTCAACGATCAAAAGGTTTAGACCTGGGAACTCCCCCTTCCTCTCCAGGGTTTGAGCCGAACAGACCTGGATCTTTTCGTGCGGCCTGTATCTCCAATGACCTGACTGCATTACGCCGTGGTCAATGTGATACTTCTCCAGCCTCTGGCTAGTTTGATCGCACAGAATGATCCTGTCCAGCAGCATTGCTGCCCTGTTGCCCTTCTTTCGGGTGGCTTCTAGCAAAGCTATAGCCATTTCTGTTTTGCCCGCCCCGGTGGGGGCGTAGAGTATCTGAGCATTGGCACCTGCTGCAAACCCCTTACGCAAAGCCTCCAGCGTATCGGTTTGGTAGCCTCGTAGCTCAAGCATTTTCCACGGCCTTCAGCTTCTTTTGCATCATTGCCACCTGCTTCTTTAGCTGGGCATTTTCGGCCTGGAACATATCCCGACTCTTCTTGACCGACACCAATTCAATCTGAAGCAGACGGATTTCTTCCTTCAAGTCGCCAATCATGGTAGTTGCCAAGCCTTTTTCTTCAGCCGTACCATCAATGGTGGCAATGGCTAGCTGCTCTGATAGCTTCTCGTTCTCTGCCACCAAAGCATCCAACATCTCCTGCTTATGGTCATAAGCGGGGGCTTCTGGTTCCGGTTCTTGGGGTGGGCGACTGGTGAAAGTGGAAACGTTACCACCTTTGCCCTTGAATTTGCGGGTCGTTTGGACTTCGCCGCCTGACAATTCTTTGCGAACTTTGGCTACGAATACGTGGGAAACCCCGCAATGCCTAGCAATTTCACGGTCAGCCCAGGCTTTCCACTCATGGTCTGTGAGCATGGAAATTACGGACTTGCGTTTGTCTTCGTTTGTTGGGCGTAAGCCATGCGCTTTGTTTGCCTTCAGGCTGTAGAGAATGGCTTCCCGCAGCGTACCTTTAACAATGTCTGCGTCAATTCCGTCATTCTTCAGCTTGCGATTGGCAAAGTAGCGGTGGAAACCATCCGCTAGGTAGTATTCCACTCCATCATGGAAGACTATGACCGGGGGGAATTTGGCCCCATCTTCCATCTGCCTTGCGTAATCATCAACAGTTTCCTGGCTGATAGCTACCCTTGACTGTGTTCCTTTGTCGATGCTTATTAGTTCTATGTTAAACATTGTTTACCTTTGGTTGTTGCACATTGTCCAGCCCATCAAGAAAGCAATCCATTGAGATTGAATTCTTGGATGTTCATACTTGCTGCCAGTCCAATTCAATTGTTCTGACCTGCCCCTTGCTGCGGCCCAGCCCTCAAACGCCGCTCTTGTCTTGTTTATATTGCTCATGGTTTCTCCTTTTGTGACCCTCCAGTAATAGCTTGCGAAGCCATACTATTCCTCCTAATTTCTTCCATTCTTGGAATTCCCATTCTGTTAATCGTGCGCCCACTGCTCGACCTGATTTCGTCAGATCACTCTTTGGTCTTGGCATTTGTGCTTGTCTCCTTCTGCCTTATTTAAAAACAACAAGTGGCATTGACTGCATTGCCACAACCTACCTTTGGGCTGGATGCCAGCCGGAGGGACATGGATTCTGCCAAAGAAACTGCGTATCTGTTCTGCAATCATGAGTCTTGTGTCTCCTCTGAATGTTCGTTCAATCTTTTCAACAACCGCCCAATCCTTTGCTCGTTGTAGGACACCACGGATTTAGCGTATTCGGCTGCGCTCTCGGCCTCTAGCTTTCGCAGTTGCGCCTCTCGCAGTTCCTTTGCAATGATTTCATGTAAGGTTCTAGGCCTTAAAAAATCTACAAAATACTTGGTAAATTTATCCATCATTCTCTTTTGCTCCCCCGCATTTGTGTGCATCTGCTTGGGTTTTAATTTGAAAATGTAGATTGCACCTAGTACACCGCCAAGCCTGACCACTGGTTACCTTGGTAGTGTTACCAGATTCCCTGACTTGCCATGTGCGGATGGGCTCAATCACATCACCCCCCGCATTTCCCATCCAGATAAAAAATAATTCCATCGGTTCTGCATAGCAGGATGCACATATTTATCGCCAATCATGGCTAGATCAGCATGGGTGTATCCCTTTGAGGACATCAGTGCGTGAAATACTTGTCGTGCTTTCATGTGTTCTCCTTGAATTGATAATCTTTAAAGACGGTTCCCCTGCTTGC